AAAAATAAAACTCCACTCCAACCCAATACAAACAACGAACAACAAACAACGAATTTGCAACTTACCACAGCAATATCGACCGCTAGTAACAGTTTAACCAAACTCAGCAACAAATCATCCTTCGACCAAACGAACTCTCACCATCGAGATGGAGGAGTTCATTCCTGAAGTGTTCTACCAGAACCAGGTTCAGAGTCTTAAGAAAATTCTTAAATCCTGGAAACGCGACACTTCTATTTACGCGTATCTTGCTCGCGAGCAAGAGGTCCTAGCCTTCCTTGTACTGAGTCCCGCACACATTGCCAAATTGAACAAACTACTCACTGAGGAGTCTGCACGATGTGCCCTGCTTGCCCAGAACTGTGAAACCATCGAAGCTCTGGCCGTTGTTCGGCAAGCCCTGCAGGGTGTCACGCTACACTTTGGTGATAATGGCATGGAGAAAGGCTGGTTGCATATGATGAAAGCACTTGATGCATGTCTTGACGAAAGCTTCAGCGAGAACGCCGCCGCACTCAAGAAAAGCATTCAGGCGGTTGGTCACAAGCTCATCGCAGCAAAAAACCGCATCGAAGGCTGCGAGCGATCTGTAAATCACCTTACAACGTTTCAATTTGCTCGCGAATATGGCTTAAGTACTACATACTTCGAAAAATTATCCAATTTCGGTGGGCATATTCGAAGTTTTGTGTGGTCCAGCGACTCAGGAGAAATTTTCCCAAAACTAAAAAGATCATCACGTACGAGGCGCATCTCGACATTCACGAGCTACTACTGGGGTGAGTTCTGGTGCAACTGCATCTGGTTCCTCTGCTGCTGTTGGTCTCCCGCGCGCTGGTGTTTTAATTCTGCAGTTTTCATATGGAGTCTATGTGGCGTTTTAAACTTATCTATGATTGTTCTACAGTTTGCTCTTAAGCGTCATTTTGGTAGATACTATTTTCGATACATAATGTCTGGTGTCCTAGCTATTTGCGCCGTGTGTTGTGTTCATCTTAAAAACAGAAAAGGGCCTATATTGCAAGCCTCCCAAAAAGACAAGCGTCTCATCGGAATTTTAGCTTTCTGCATTACTGTTATATACATGTTTGATGTTGATCTAGCCGACTCACTTAGCAATAATCTTCACAAGATCTCTCGCCTTGTGAATCTTTTCCTTGACGATAACCGCGGATTCGCAACACCCGCTCTCGACAATCTAACGGACTTCACAACAATTCTTCAAAGTGGAACATCAAGTGACGACCTAAAGATTGTCCAGGATACGTTGGCTGTGGTTTTACAAGTCGACGAAGAGGACGCAACTCAGGATGACGCAATATATGATTCCGATGGACTTCAAACTTTCAAGCAATGGGTCTCTCATAACCAACTAGCCGGAATGCATCTTGCACGCCCGTTACAATACCCGTGCTCGAACACCTATGGCCTGACCGCAGATAACGTCGCAGAACTAGCAACTAGCATGGCACAGGAGGCAAAGCAGTGGTCACAAGTTGTTGGACACACTGGTTCCGGGAAGTCCACACGACTACCAACTGCATACGCCAACTGTTTGAAAGGCTTAGCCGGGCGAAAGAAAAACGTTCTCGTTTGCGAACCCACTAGAGCTGCAACCGTCAATGTAACCAGCGGCATTTCACAGAATTTTGGTAGGCTTGTTTACGGACGGCATGAAGGCTGGAGTAACCTTGGCGACAAAACAATACAAGTCATGACATATGGTTCTGCACTCGCAGCGTGGAAAGTCGACAACAAATTCCTAAGCCAGTTTGACGCAGTGTTTCTCGACGAATCTCACCTCATCACCACGCACGCCCTTGTCTTTGAGAGCATCTGCCAGGAGGTTACAAACGTCCGCAAGTTCTATGTGTCAGCCACACCCCGCGATGGCAAGAAGTGTCCAGAAGCCGTGCGTAGGTATGAAATCAAGACTGTGAAAACCGAGTGCAGCAGCGTCGACACTTTCGTTCGAAGCCAGGAGAAGGAAAACACGCTTTACGTTCTCAATCACGACACCGTGCTCGTTTTTCTCGCTGGGAAGGCTGAGTGTGATAGAGCAGCAAGCAACTGGAACAAGCTGTACTCAACCAACATGTACGCGTACTCCCTAACAGGTGACAATTTCACAATCGCATATGAGAAAATTGTCACACGCATGCTAACTGAGCGCACCATCGTATTCTGCACAAATATCCTGGAAACCGGTGTCACCCTCAACGTGGACTGCGTTGTTGACTTTGGATTCACCATGCGTCCTGAACTTGATCTTGTTGACAAATCGCTAACCTTGATGCGACGCCGAGTTACCGAGAACGAGCGTGCACAACGCATCGGGCGTGCAGGAAGGCTTAGAACAGGGTACGCAATCTGCATCGGCAATCCCGAAACGCGCCACGATCTGGTGCCACCAGAAACCCTCTACGAGGCAGCCCTTCTTAGCTTCGTTCACGGCGTGCAATTCTACATCAATGAGCACTTCGAGAACGCCTGGATTGAGGGCGTCACAAAGTCTCAAGCCTCTGTGATGACGCAGTTTAAGCTTTCCCCCTTCCTCATGCGTGACATTGTTCGTGATGACGGTGCAATACCACTATCACTCCACAAGATACTCAAGGACTACACGCACCGCAACACTGATCTGATAGGAACAAAACTCTCCGTCATGTCGCATATCTACAACTCGTGGCCTCTCTACCGGACAGTGCACCAATCCATTTTTCGTGGAGATTCTAATGTTCCGCAAACGCTCAGATACGCACGCGTTCCTTTCAACGTCAGCACTGCCCATGATTTTCCATGGGAAGATTTCGCACAGGCATGCCTTGAGTTCCAGCCACGTGTTCTTCAGGTCTTCAGTGACAACAGCAGCACTTCGCGCATAATCAACCTACAGATTGGCAAGATGCACATCGTCAATTCCATGGAAGAAGTCAAGATAAACATACACAGCTACCAGCGCTCTGCAGAAAACCTACGCTCAGTCAAAGACAGCTTTGAGAGCTCGATCTTTCGAACAAAACTGCTTCGTGGGAACCCAACTGGAAAGATAACCAAGCGCATTGAGACTCTCCTTGATAACGTGCGGGTGCTACAACAGGTGCACGCAAAACTAGAGATGATTGCATACTCAGGTGGAGAGAAAGTTAACATGGACAAGAAATCAGTTGACGAACTCAATGAGATCGTCGAACTCCAGAGCAAGAATTCACTCACTGCCGAAGAACTAGCACGCATATTGCACCTTACGAAGCCCACCTCCACTTTCTTCAATCTTTTTGCTGAACGCGGCCGACAAATGCTCGTCACTCTCCTGGTCATGGTTGCCGCCTCGCTCATGTATCTTGTTTTCTGGGTTTCCCCAAGGAAACAAGACGACATCACCATTGAAGGAAAAGGTAGAGCATACAATCGTGACAAGCGCATGGGGTACGACTCCTACGAAGAGGACGAGGTTCGCAACAAGATCAACAAGAAGTTCAAAGAACGCAGCACAAGGTTCTCCAACGATTCCAAACCGGAAACAAACTCAAAATACCGGAATCTGAAGCAAGAGTTTGTTAATTTCTATGATCTTAAGACTGATGCGAACGTACTACAAGCTGTGTTCACTGCAATGGACGGAGCCGTTCTTCTTCAAACCGAATCGCCAATGGCAGATATTGGCCGTGTCAATAGACTGCTGCAAGACCACTTTGGAGATAGTGAGAGCCGAGCCGTGCATGAAGGTCTCAACACCATGGTTAAGTGCCACTTAACTATGAAAGATGGAAGACAGTTTGAGCTCGACATGGAACAGCATGATCCCGAGTATGTTGCCAAACTTGGAGGTGAAGTTGGTTTCAGAATGAACAGAGATGATCTACGCCAAGTTGGTGCCACACGGTACATCAACCCAAGAGCACAAACATCCGCAGCGACTCTCGAAGGCATGACCATGAAACCCATGAGTTCTTTCACCATTGATAGCGCAAAGATGGTTGGCTTCATCAAGACTGCAAAAGACACACTCAACTGCATCCTCTATGGCGACTGGATCATAGCTCCTGCGCACATACAACAGGGCGAAGGGGACATAACATTCATCTTTCAGCACATACAGTTCACGACCACAACTGAGCGCTTAGCCAGCTACGGCATCCGACAATTTAAAGGCCTTGACCTTGTTGTCATCCGACGCCCCCAACAGATACGCGCGGTTAAGAAGGACATGCGCGCTAGCATTCTTGACACACCTACTGAGATACAGATGCTATATTTGTCAGTAAAAGGTGGCAAGTACCAAGTGTCCACGTCCGCTGTGTGCTTTCCACACTACAACAACCGATGGGGACATGTTATTTCAACGGCTGAAGGTATGTGCGGCTGCATTGTATTTGACCCCACCACTAATCACATTGTTGGAATCCACGTCTCCTACAACGACACGCGCAGAAGAAACGAGTTTCAGGCTTTCACGAGCGACGTTCTGACAACGATTAATGCGCCTGGACACGAAATACCTTTCAGCCCGTGGGTCTTTGACTGGAAGTTTTGCGGGTACACGACAAAACCACGGAACATGCAAAGCGCACCGAGCACGCTTGAGAGACTCAACATCAACGCCACAGGTTTTGGTTTCAAGCTCAACGCACAGGAGATCAAACCTGCCATGCTCCGCTCCACAGAGTCGTTCTCCAGGGAGTTTCCAAACACACAGTTCAAACTTATCGGCGAAGTGAAGAAAGGACTCATCGACAAACACACGATTACAGGAGAGAATCCCTACTTCCTTGAATTCCTGGACACATTCAAACCATATCAATGGGTACAGGCCTTCATGGACGAGTACGCACCCTCCATCCTTGCCTATGATGCGTATTTCAAGGACTTGAAGAAATACGATAGGCCACCACATGCAAATGCTTTCTGCCAGAACACATTAACCAAAGCTAAAAACAAGATGATCAACATTCTCGAAGAGGCAGGCATGGGAAGGACCCTAGTACGAACCACCGAGCAAGTCTTGCTTGACATGGCGTGGACCACCTCTGGTGGACCATTATACCATGGTAAGAAGATTGACATTGTGCAACACTTGTCTGATGACGAGCTTGTGCAATTCAGTGAAGCCTGCCAACAGGCTCTCATCACTGGAACGCTGGATGGAGTCTGGAACGGATCACTCAAAGCCGAACTGCGCTCTTCGCAGAAAATCCTTGAACGGAAAACTCGTGTTTTCACTGCTGCCCCCATCACAAGCCTAATCGCAATGAAATATTACGTGGATGATTTCAACAAGCAGTTCTACAAAACCCACCTCAAAGCACCACACACAGTCGGCATCAACAAGTTTAACCGCGGATGGCAGAATCTCTATGAGAAGCTCAACAAACCTGGGTGGACGCATGGGAGCGGGGACGGCTCCAGGTTCGATAGCTCTATTGACGGATTCCTTTTTGACGTCATCAAAGACATCCGGAAGCACTTCATGGACGCAGAACACCACAAGGAGCTAGACACAATTTATGAAGAGATTGTCAACACAAAAATATGTCTAGCAAATGGTCTCATCATCCAAAAGAACTGTGGGAACAACAGCGGGCAGCCAAGTACTGTTGTAGACAACACACTTGCACTCATGACTGCTTTCCTCTACGCATACGTCCGGCTCACTGGAGACCACGCCTTCGAACTCATGGACGAAAACTTTGTTTTCGTTTGCAATGGTGACGACAACAAGTTCGCTATGTCACCTAGCTTCATGACAAAGTTTGGATGCGACTTCTCACCATTCCTTTCTGAGCTAGGGCTAACCTACGAATTCGACGAAGCCACTGAAGACATTTGTGAAAACCCCTACATGTCCTTGACGATGGTCCGCACCTCGTTTGGGATCGGTTTCTCCCTCTCCATAGAGCGCATCGTTGCAATCTTGCAATGGAGCCGCGCTGGCGGAGTCCTGCATGCCTACCTCTCTGGCATTGCCGCTCTTTTCGAATCCTTCAACACACCCAAGCTCTTTAATCTCGTGCACACATACCTCCTCTGGCTCATCACAGAGCACGAGGAGGAACTCTTCTCTATGATGGAACTCAGAGACATGTTCATGCCCCTGCCCACTAAGGAACAGATAGCCTTGTTGCACTACGTCGGGACTGAGCCCATCGTGGAGGAGACTTTCCTGCAAGCAGGGCATGAGGAACCAGATCCCATAGTTCCACCAGCCTCCGACACCGATCTGACAAACATGGCTGCAGCACCACCGGACAACAGAAGGTCACGTGCCGTCATCCCCCGTGGCACTAGTGATTGGAGCATGCCCGAACCCACAATGCGAACACTGGGTTTTAAGTCCAAGATCAAAATCGAAACACTTGCTGATGTCCCCGAAGGGTATATGAATACCTTTGCGTCCGTTGCAACTGAGTCGCAACGTAGGAAGTGGGAAGAGGCCACGCGTGGCGATTTTGGCATTACCGACGACGAGAAATGGGAAAAATTGCTCATTGCTGCCTGTATATACTTTGCAGACAATGGCACCTCACCAAATTTTGATGAGGAACTCACTATGGAAGTTAATGGCGGTCTCAACTCCATCAAAGAGTATCCCGTTCGCCCTTTCGTCGTCAGGGCCAAGAAGATCTCCACACTGCGCAGGATCTTCCGCTGTTACTCCATCGAAACGAAACTGATGTTTGTAAAGCTGAGGCGCGTGCCGCATTGGGCCATAAAGCACGGATGCCTTGATGAAATCGTCTTTGATTTCATGATCCCCGACCAGTTCACCTCCAGGACTGCACTGGAAACACTGAAGCAGACCAAGCTTGCCGCCATTGGTGTTGGCACAAGCAATTCTCTTCTCACCTCTGAGCAGACGAACATGAGGACCACTGAAACCCGGAGGCGCAATGACTACGATGGTCACGAGGCGCTTCTCCGGTAGATCTCTCATGCAGTTTCAYTTCCTTTCAAGCAGTGCATTTAAATACGCTTTTAATTACATCAAGCGTCAAGAATTCCTCCCGCTTGCAGCGAATCCTTAAAGGGTGGCACTTTGTGTTATGCAATGGAAAATTCAGTGACGCAATCAACCATCATTGGTTGGTGACAACGCAGTACTTTCTTTCTTTCACATCAAGCGACCAGCACATCGCCCGCTTACAGCTAATCCTACCTGAGGGTGGCACTCTGTGTTATGTAATGGAATGTGCTATCTCGCAACCAACCGTCATTGGTTGATGGTGCGGCTAACACCCGCGCTCTTGTATACCGGAAAGGTT